ATCAGCTGTTCTTAGATCGCTGAATCCTCTGTTGTCTGGCGGAATAACGCGATTCATACCAGGCAACACACCTAAAATTGCTGGTGATTGACTGAATGAACCGTCTAAGAAAAATCCCAAAACATACTCGCCTTCTCTGGGTGCAGAAAAAGAATCGTTGTTATTGACAGAATAAACAGGTATAGCCCACGGAAGATCTTCCGTTGGAATTGCTATAACATCATCTGTGTGGTAACCGAAAATGCGTACTCGGCATCTGCCAAGTTTTTCTGGGTCGTTGCGATCCTCGACCACACCGATCCACCACATAAATCCATCTTGTCCAATAAAGTTTTTTCTAAATTTCATGAGTTGATTACCAAGTTCCACCCAGAATTGAATGGTGGAGCATAATTTAAGTTTACATTTATTGAGTCTTTACACAATTGTGCATGACAAAAATATTTATTATCGAGTAATCTGTGTCTTAATCCTGTTACCAAATAATTACCAGACATATAGTCATCAACCTTAATATTTTCTGCGTTTGTTTCTGCCATGTTTCTAGGAATACTCACACTGACAATATCTCCGATAGATAAAGAACTATCGCCAGGAATATCAACATGTAATCTAGTTCCGTTCAAGAGCGCGAGTCTAGATGCGCGCATTAATAACCATTGGCTTGCAAGATTATCTTGAAATTTAGGAAACATTCTAACATATGCCGAAGCCTGATTGATAGAATTACCCAATCTGTTTTTTGCTAGATTGTATGGCAAAAATTTATTGAGCAATTTAAACGATGATGATGTTACGCCCATTTGCTCATACTCAGTTGATCTATTCATAACGTCTAATTTTAGAAGTTCTGATGCATACGCCCCAGCGTTGATATTATCAAGTACGTCAAACACCTGTCTAAATTCCATTTCATCCACCTTATCCATACGTGACGCAGAAGATTCAGTGCTGTCTTGATTTTTAGGAGAATAAAAAATAGTTTTTCTGACTGGCGTGTTGTATATGCTACTCAATGATTTAAAAGCATATCCATTAATTGTTTCGTAAAAAAAGAATCCAGGTGATTGGTCTGCGCGACTCAATGCAAAAGAAGAAATCCAATTGATTGCCTCAAACGGTTTCATATTGGGAACAATTAATGGATTTTTTTCAGGGTTTAACAGAACTGTTGATTCTTCAATATCTTGATCTGTTAATTTTGAAGTTGGTATTCTTAGATAGTTTCTAGCAATAATTTTAACAACATCTGACAGTCTAGTTTCTCTGAACGACTTTGAGATGTAATATTGCTGATTTAATAAAAATTCTTCAGAGCAAAAGTGGATTTTAAATTTAGCGTTCGATGTTCCGCGCAAACTGTAGTCGCTAACTTTGTAAATTCTAAACACTTTTTGGTATCGTTTCATACCAGGTGTGTTAAATGATATGGAAATAAATTCGTTTCCATGCATGCTTAAAGTATTAAATAAATTGTTAGAATCAGTTAAGAGCACATCACCATTGATGACATTATTAAACATATCCTCATAGATATTAATCTCACCATAAATTAAATCAATGTCAATATTGATTCCTAGAGCATTGATTAGTTTAAGTTCAGTTAGCGTATAATCATATGGCGTAAATGATCCTTCGCCAGAATTTTTACCACTCGAATCTGTAGTTTTCATATTACGGAACCGACATTAATGATGCAAATTGCGTTTCGATTGCAGTGATGACCGAGGATTTCGGAACGACAATTTTTCTTCTATCCTCATTTAATCTTAATTCATGGTCGTAGTAAGTGACAGGCGCAATAGTAGTTTGAACTGTAAATTGAATGTTGCTTCCGTCAATAGAACTTACAACATTGTAAGTATTAGAATATGAAGTATTAGTATTAATTGTGATAATGCTGCCAGTTGTATAACTGTACGCATTAGCAGTCACTCTATATTTTCTAGTTTCAACGAACGATGCATCGTCAGCATTTCTGCGAGTTTCAGTCGCTTCATAGTGACTAATTGTATTTTGCGCCCACTGGTAACCATCTTGGTTGTTTGTTATTCCAATAATAGAATGCGTTTGAGCAGAGGTCACACCAGTTATATTACTGCCATTCGCTAACACTTGAGAAGCGAATGATAACTGTAAGGTCTTTGTTCCAGAATTATATGCTACGACAGTGGCTTCAGCAGAAGATTTATCGTAGGTTGATCCTTGATACACAACTTCACCAACTGTATAATTAGAAGGATATGATTCTGTGGTATTGAGGCTAACATTCAGTGAAGCATATTTTTGTTTAATGTGCTTTTCAAACTCATATGGTCCAAGTGCCCAATCGAACTGCGGATCAATTAGTTCATTTACTAGAAGGATAATCCAATGTTTCTGCGGATCATTATAAACTCTACTAGCGATTTGTTCTGGTGTTTCGCCGCCTTTAATTTCATACTTAAAGAAAAGATTTTGATTCGATATGATATTGTCTAGAAATTTTACACGAGAAAGTAAATCAGGAACGACTTTCGCGTCATTCCCTTCCTTATAGATAGAATATAATACTCGTGGAAATTTTGAAAAGTATGACATTAATAACCCTTCTGGATGTCTTTCTTGGTAAGCACTGCGCTTTCAATAAATTCTAATTCAACGCTTATAGAGACAGGATTACCATCTTGGAATGTAGCAAACGCATCCAACTGCGCGGCATAGTTTGTATTTACTTGCGCAAGAATACATGTTGTGATTCTAGGCATTGCTAGGTTTTCTTCGTATCTGCCTTTATACTTGCGAAGGAATTGTATTTCGAAGTGATTAGGTGGAACTAGATAACGTGTTCCGCTGCCATATGATGTTGGGTCGTCAATGCTACCTGCGCTTTCAGAGTGCGAGTGAAAGCGAAGCATTTTGATAATTCTAATAACATCTTCAGCTTCTTTCATGTTGCGTGGAGCAAATTTAAATTGAAAGGTAAATGTTCTTGGCTGCGTTCCTCCATAGACCATCTCAAGCATAGGATTCATGGCGTACCCTAAACCAGCGATAACTGCTTCAGTAGAACGTTGTCCAAAAATACCAGCTCTACCTGCTAATTCTGCCAATACTTCTGTTCTTCCGAGCGGCGATCCAGTGCCGCCGAGTGCAACTGGCATACCTGCAGTATACAATCCAGCACGACCAGCAGCTTGGTTAATTGAGATAGGCTGATAGTCGTGTTTGTCAGTATTTACGAGAATGTCTGGCATGTACAGCGTAATCGACTGTTCCAATTCTAGAGTTCTTCTGCCATAATTCATTCTTTCGCCGTTCATGAAATAGTCAAAACCAGTTCTACCGATACCAACTAAATCCTCAAATAAGTTACCTGCGGCACCACCACCCAATCCATTTACCAACGAATTTCTAAACCCAAATGATGTGGCAAATGCTCTTGTGCTAATAGGAAAGCTGCGAGTATCGGCGTTACGATACTGCTCGGGGATTTCTCGCTGCGGTGGCGTATCACCTGGGCTGTCTATAAATGATCTAGCCTGTGCATATGCCACAAATCGAATGGCGTTTTTATACATTGAGTTTGGATCACTCAATTCATGTGGGTAGTACAAATGTTTAGGATCGTTTGGGGCAGCTTTTCTTCTTCTACCAACAACATCGATACTCTCCAAACGCTCGCCATCTTCTGGCGAACTACCTGGTCTTCTTCTACCAACAACATCGATACTTTCGAGGACTTCGTCGTCTCTGCGTCGACCAACAACGTTAATACTTTCTAGAAATTCTTCCATTAGATGCCCTATAAATAATTGATGGCTTACAGTGGTAAATACAGTCCCAAAAATACCAATAAATATTTAGGTGACCCTACAAACATCTGGTACAGATCGTTATGGGAACGCCGAGTAATGGTGCACCTAGACGAAAATCCTAATGTGATTGGGTGGTCGAACGAAGAGATCGTTATCCCATATTTATCCCCAGTTGATAATCGTTGGCATCGTTACTTTCCCGACTTTTATGTCAAAGTTCAGAACAAACAGGGATTGGTAGAAAGTATGATCTTGGAAGTTAAACCTAAAAGTCAGGCGG